TAATAGGACTGTTCTTAAAGCAATATCATGAAGGCAAACCACTGACAGTTGTTGGAGATGGATCTCAGCGCAGAGACTTTACACATATATCTGATGTAGTAGAAGCAAACATCCTTGCATCTGAAGTAAGTCATGGCTTTGGTGAGGTATATAACATTGGGTATGGAAGTAACTATTCTATAATTGATATTGCTAATATGATTTCAAACGATGTTAAGTTTATCCCGTCAAGAATTGGGGAAGTGCAAGAAACTCTTGCGTCTAATGAAAAGTTTAAAGGTTTAACTGGTTGGACACCAAAGGTATCACTAATAGAATGGTTAAGCAAATGACAGAAATGAGAAAAGTAATAATTAATGGTGAGTTTGAGATTACTTTGCCAGAACATCGTGCTGCACGTCCTGATTGGTATCAGCCACACGGATGGGAAAAGCCAAGACTAAAGCATATGTCAGAGAACATTTCTTCTGGAGATGTTATGTATTATGTTGGTGCAGAAGAAGGGGAAATGCCTGCTCTGTGTCAAATGTGGGGTGCAGAAGTTGTTTTGTTTGAGCCAAATCCAAAGGTGTGGTCACACTTTCCATCTCTTTGGAATGCAAATAATTTAGAGATGCCTCTTGCATGTATCCCTGGGTTTGCATCTGATAAAGACAACAAACTTGCACGTATATATTATAGTGAGTTTCCACCAGAAGCAGATGCTCCTATTGAGGCTGCACATGGATTTAAAGAACTTCAATATGAAGCAAATAAATATGGACAAACAAAGATTGATACATTAGTTTATGAAAAAGGATTAAAGCCACCGACAGCAATTTCACTTGATGTTGAAGGAAGCGAATGGCGTGTTCTTGGTGGTGCAGAAAAAGTTATGAGAGAATTTAAACCAAAGATTTGGCTGTCTGGTCATCCAGAATTTATGATGATGTATTGGAAAGAATACCTATATGATCTAAGACAGTTTATCAAAGGTATTGGCTATACAGAACACCTAATAGACTATCAGCATGAGGTTCATTTATATTATGAATCAATATAACGCATACTTATATTCTCATGATGGACAAGACTATGCAAATGACAAATGGGATTATGGATTATTAAAAGAAATATTTGATAAGCATGGAGTAGATCAAACAAGGGTTACAGAGATTCCAAAAGCAGATAAAGCCTTTGTTGTAATCCCTGGACCACAAACTGCTGGCAATGAAGAACTCTTGTCTAATGAATTAAATAAACTTTCTAGAGTTGTTTTATTTATTAATGGAGATGAGAATGCTAGGTTTGATGTAAGTAAAATTAGACATAATAATATTGAGATATGGATTCAATACCCTCATGAAAAGCATGATCAATATAACAAGATGCCAATTGGAGTTCCACAACACCTAAAGGACAACGCTCCAGAATATAAAGAAAAAGAATATGATGTGTACTTTGGTGGACAGATAACGCACTCAAGAAGAAAAGAGTTAGCATTGGTTATGCCAATCCTAAAAAATTCACTCTATGGACCAACAAGAGGATTTTCTTTAGGAGATAAGCCAAAAGATTACTACGCTAAACTATCAAGTGCAAAGATTGCTCCATGTCCATCTGGAGCAGCAGTAATAGATACATTTAGATTCTTTGAATCAATAGAATTGTTAACCCTTCCGATTGCAGATAAACTAGATCCAAGCATGACAGAGACAAAGTTTTATATGAAAATGTTTGGTCCTGAATTTCCTGTTCAGTCTGTAGATAATTGGAATAATATTGAAAAACTTCTTCCAGAGTTACTAGACAACTATCCAAATAACATGCACAGGGTTGTTGGTTGGTGGATTAAATATAAAAGAGATCTGGGTATTAAGATAATGGAGCAACTAAATGCATAAAAGAGATATAACTATTGTTTTGGTAACTTCTGTTTTGCCATCTCATCCTAATACAGATATCATAGATGAAACAATTAAGTCTATTAGATTTCATTTTCCAGATAATGAAATAATTATGCAGATTGATGGATTAAGAAGAGAACAAAGTCACCGCAAGTCAGACTATGATGAATATAAGAATCGTATTTTATGGAAATGCTTACATGAATATAAAAATGTTCTGCCAATGGTTTTTGAAAGTCATATCCACCAAACAGGAATGATGCGACTAACAATGCCAGAAATAAAAACATCATTGCTTCTTTATATTGAAGGAGATGCTCCTCTTACAACTGATCCTATTGATTGGGAAAAATGTTTAGACATGCTTGAATATGGTAAAGCAAATACTATTCGTTTTCACTTTGAGGCCTTTATTCCAGAACCTCACAAACACTTAATGTTTGATTTAGAAGATGGGTTTTTAAAGACTGCTCAATGGAGCCAACGTCCACACCTAACAAAAAAGACTTACTATAGAGATGTTGTCTTGCCATCATGTGATAAATTCTTTTTTATAGAAGATACTTTTCATGGCAAGGTTCAAGATGATATTTTGCCATATGATATTTTTAGCGAAGATGGCTGGAATATTCATAAGTTATGGATCTATCATCCTGATATAAACATTAAAAGGTCTTACCATCTAGATGGTCGTGACGGTCATAAAAAATTTACTACAGATGATAATTTTTGGGGATATAAAGAATGAGACTAGGAATCATAGCAAGATCTGATAACACTGGACTGGGTAATCAAACCAGAGAACTAGTAGATATGCTAAACCCTGACAAAATTCTACTCATTAACTCAAGTTTTTTTAATCAAAACAAACAACATCCAGAGTGGTATGCAGGTTATAACTGCATTACAACAGACAGAGGGTTTCCTAGACAGGGTGAGATAAAAGAATTTTTACGAAACCTTGACGTTGTTATTAGTTGTGAAACCTTCTACTCACCACAGTTTATTGATATGGCTAGAATGGCTGGTATAAAAACCATCCTTCAATATAACTACGAATTTTTAGGTAACCTACAACACGAAGACTGGTCATTACCAGATGTGTTATTGGCTCCAAGTACTTGGCACATAGATGATATTAAGAATCTATATGGTCATAGATGTGAAGTTATTCATTTACCGCCGCCAACTGACGCAGAGTTATTTAAAAATGTAAGAAATACAAATGCACAAGATCACAAAAGGATTCTACATGTTGCTGGCAAGGCAGCAGTTAAAGATCGCAACGGAACAGAAACTGTTATTAAGATGCTTGAATATTCAAAGGAAGATTATAAATTAGTTATTAAAACACAAACACCTTTAGAGATTAAAACAACAGATGAAAGAATTATTATAGAGACCGATAACGTTGTAAATAAACAAGATCTATACTATGGTTACGATGCAATGGTATTACCTAGAAGATATGCTGGATTATGTCTGCCTATGAATGAGGCATTGATGAGTGGCCTACCAGTATTTATGCCAAGGGTTTCTCCAAACACAACGGTATTACCAGATGAATGGACACTAGAGGCTGAAAGAATTGATAGGTTTAAAGCAAAAGCAATTGTAGATGTTTGGTCAGTTAATCCTAAATCGCTTGCTAAACTTATTGATAACTATATTGTTAGTGATAAGCAGGCTATGAAAACAAAAGCATTTAATTTAGGGTTTGAACATTTTTCAAGAGAATCATTAAAAGAAAAATATATAAACATTATTAACTCATAAAACAAAAAAGCCAGCCTATCTCTAGACTGGCAATTCTGTAAGTAAATATTACTTCTTTGGTGCTGCTTTCTTAGCAACAGCCTTCTTGACAGCCTTCTTTGCAGGTGCCTTAGCAGCCTTCAGAGCGGCCTCTACAGCCTTAGCATCTGGCAAGATACCAAAAGCCTTGTCTGCTGGATTGATTGCTCTAATTGCAACTGGTGCAATCGCTGCAACAAGTGCAGTCCATAGATCCTTTGGATCTGTTACGCCTGCCATGTATAGTGCAAGGCCTGATGCAAGGACTGAACGTCCGTATGATGCAAGTAGTGCCTTTAGTTGTTCTGTGTTCATGTTTCCTCCTAGGATAGAACTTTAATTAGTATAGCATATCCAGCCCATAGCCCTACAATTCCTGCGACTCCCGCAAAAACTGGTGGTGCTGGTACTGGCAATTTGAATGCAGCAAAGACTACGCCACATCCAAAACCTGTTAGTGTTGATAATAATATATCTTTCATTATTTTATTTCATCTTCTGGTAGTAGTGTTTTTAATTCTTTGTATGCCTTTGAAATATTTTTCATAGATGGATAGTCTGGTCTTGACATAGACAGTGCCTCTCCATATTCATCAAAGTATGATACATCTGCATCAACATCATTAACAAACTTGGTTAATCCTTTTTGTACGTTTTCAATATATGAGAAAGCCCAGTCTCGTGAGTCAGAAAGAAATTTAATAAAGTTTTCTTTATGTATTGATTCATCTGAATTTTCTTTTGCCTTTGTAGATTTTGTTATGTCAGCATATTCTTGAAGCAAAGTATTTTCAATAAAAAGTCTTGCAATGTCTTTTTTAAGTCTAACGGATTGTCTTAATACCAATAGATATGATAATGCAAAGCAAACCGACAATGTTGCAAAAACAACAATAAAAATATCTTTCATATCCCCACTCCACATGTTTTAAGTATATCCTAATTCTGAGTGTTTGTCAAATTATAAAAATCTTTAAAGTTAGTATTAGTAAAGATCTCATACTCTGCAAGACTTCTAACATTTCCAGCACCAAAGATTCCTTCTTCTTCACCACAAAGGATTCTCCTTTGT